GTCGGCGGCCGTGAAGCCCGTACCGAAAGCCGCGTTGACCATCGCGGCAGTGCGGGCAAAGTGTCTGGTGGGTGGCCCGTACTTCGTGTGCCTGTCTCTCACAGTGTCCACGGCTCGCTGCAGCGTCCGGGTCGCCACGCTCTCGCTCGCCCTAGCTGGCGGCACATGGCACGCGCCGCCCTCACAGCAGCTTTCAGCGGGCGTTCCGTTGAGCCGTTCCAGCACGGCGTTTCGCAGGCTCGCGTTTTGTTCTTCCAGCGTTGTCGTCATGTGTCCCCCTTAGGTCTCGGTCGCAGAAAAGTGGATACGCTCGCGTTACCTCGTGCCGGCCGTGGTCGATGATCGCCATGCCTTGGCATGGCCGCTCGGGTGACGCGACTCGTTCAGCGTATGGCGAGTGTCCAATGACGCTGCCGTTGGCGACGTAGCGTGCGCCACGCAGCCAGCCCCACGAGTGGTAATGGCCGAAGATCGTCAGATGCGCCTTTCGCCCTGCGTCCCACCGGGCAATCGCCTTGCTCGCCGGCAGCGCGAGACCGTAGACACCACCAGCGAATCGGATTGAGTGACCGTGCGTAGTACGTACCAGGAACCCGTCGAGGTCCACGTACCCCAAGTGCCCCTCGGCGATCTGCCACGAGACGTTCGCATTCTTCTCTTCGCGGGCCAGCGTGAAGTACATCAGCTGCTCCCACGAGTGGTCTAGCTCCGTGGCGATGCGGTTCTTCTCCGTGCTGCGTCCGTGGTTCCCGGCGTTCGTGCAGACGATGACCTGGTCGGCGTGCTTCGCGACGCTGTCGATGAGCCCACGCAGCCGCTCGGCGATCCACCGCGTAGCGTTCATGGGGCTCAGCTGGGCGACCTCGGCACAGTCGGGGTGGATGTGCCCGGTGATGAAGTCGCCCCCCAGCCAGACGAGCACGCGGCGAATGTCTGCCTGATTCCGCTCGTGCTCGAGGCACTCCAGAAACCGCTCCTCTAGTTCCGCCATCCGCAGCTGGCAGACCTCCAGCGAATAGTCGTTCTCGCCGTTGACCGTCTCGGGTAGCACGCGTTCCTCGCAGTGCACGTCGGACAGCATTAGGATCGCCGTGGCGTCGTGCTTCGTGCGTTTGCGGGCCTTGCCGCTTTTGGTCAAGGCGACCGGCCGTACGCCTTGCAACGAGCCGATGGCGTCTGCCCGCTCCCGCTCGCGGTCGATCTGGGCCAAGGCGGCCTTGTACCGGTTGCGGTATGAAGCCAGTTCAGCCCGCAGCCGTGCAAGCTCTGCGTCGGACGCAAGCTGCTCCGCGGACGCGACGTGCTCAAGCACCTGGTCGGCTAGCGTTTGTTTAGCCAATCTATCACTCCTTGCCGTCCGCAGGTCGCCCATCCACGCTCTCGGCAGCATTCCATAATGCTGTCGGCGTACGCATTCTTCTGATGCACGTTGTTGTCGAACGCCTGACGCACTTGCTCTAGTTCGGCCTGAGCTTCCGCGGGCAGCCGCTCGACCCACGACTTGAACCCCGGCTTGCGGCCTTGTGCCCGCAGAAGCACGTCATCGAGAAGGCTTTTTGCCGGTGCCGGTTTTGCTTTTGCCACGCTTGGTTCCCTCCTTCGTGGATTTGCGATGCAGCACAACCTCGCCGTGCTCATCGGGAATCGGGCATGCGCCCTCTTCGTCGTCGTCGGCCAGCGGCGCGTCGTCAAACTGCGGCTTTGCCTTCGGCTTGGGCACGCTTCGATTCCTTTCTTGCGTTGCTGATCGCACGACGAACTAACAATCTGCCAACAGCGTCAAGGAACGGCAGGCCACGCTTTGCAGCCTCAGTGCGCATGGCGTCCAAAATCTTGGCCATGCCTTCTGGAGACTCACACCAGTCACAGCCGTTGGCGTCCATTTTTGCCGCCATGTCCCGGCACTTGCAGCCGGGCGAGTAGTCGATACCGACCCGGCGAAGCAGCTTTGACAGGTGCGAGCCGGCGGCACATTGGGGCACAGCTTTCGGCGCTGATCTACGGCGTTTTGGGTACGCCGCATGCGTTTCGTCAATCGTCCAAGTGTCGCCCTTCTGCTCAACGACACACGGCATGACGTCGGCCAGGGCATAGCCTCGCTGGCGGCAAATCGCCTCGAGTTGGCGGCGGTGTCCAACGATCATGGCATCAGGCTTATCGTGGGCGAAAAAGCCTCGTCGCAGGCGTCATCGCATGGACAATCGTCAGGCGAACGCTCATAGGTTTCCACGTTGACGACGTCGTTTATGTTTGCCGGGTTGTTGCCGAGCGGACCAAAGAATGTGGTGCATGGACTGCCGTCCGATACCGGATCTGTTGTCCACGACAGCAGCAAAGCATCGCCGACAGGACATCCGTCCTCATCGACATCAAACCTCGCGCAGGCGTACCGCGTGCGAGAGAAGTTTGCTCTGTCTGACCCCTGCCATTCGTACGGAAACGGAGTGCCAGGCCCGAGCGCCAACACCCCGACGCATTCCCCGCAATCAAAAGTTAACGTTAGGTTGAGGTGCAGCTTGCCGCCGCACTTGCACGAAACGCCAGTAACCTGCCCGGTCGCACGCGACCCCTGCGTGGTGCCAATGCCGAATATCTGCGACTCTGCGTAAGGCAAGCCATTTTTTCGGCAGTTGATGCCGTCTGCTGGGTAGCCGCTGTCGCAGACCGCGAGATTATTCAAGCCGGTTCGGATCGGCACCTCAAAAGAGTTGCCGTTCCACTCGACGTACAGTTTATCCGGCAGAACGCACGCCGAAGGTGCGCTCAGATACCCTGCCCCACCGTTGTCGAGCGTCAGCGACACGACCTTTCCAAAGTCTGCATCAGCTGTGTCGTCCTCGACCGTTGCAGAGATCGCGGCTCCGCTGCCGGTGCTGGGATCCTCTTGGTTGACCGTAACTGTAACACTGGCGACGTATGGCGGTTCGGCGGCATCCTCGCGGAAGTATTTGCCAGCCCCGTTAGAGACGCACGAGTTAACGACAACGTCGGCCAGTTCATCGGTAAGCGAGCCGATGTAGATGCCGCCTGGCCCCTCAACGTAGTTGCCGTCGTCCGGCGAGACGAACACAGACTGAATGGCACCGTTGCCGTCCACACTCTCTACGTCGATGTACGCCTGGTCCACAACGCCGCCGTCGGCGGTTGTTGGAAATGAGATATAGATGCGGTCATATTGCGCGTAGCCGCTGCCGCCGTTGGTCACAGTCACGCTGGACAGTGCATACGTTTTTTTCTCTGGTGCCGGGCACGGGTTTGGCGTCCGCACATCAGCCCAATCGTCTTCCGTTAGCGCTGACCATACCGCCGCCAGGACAGCGCCTGTGCCGCTTGAATCAATGTCGAAAGTTTCGTCTGTCGGTTCGTCAATTTCTACATACGCTCGGCCAGCAGCGGCGTGCACGGTTGTGTCTCCGCTCGCTGCCGAGAACGTCACCGCAGCACCGTCGGAATAGCCGCTGCCGCCAGCCGTGACGCTGACGCTGGCCACAGTCCAGTAGGGCGCGGGCATGCACCCGCTCCCAAGGTTTTCAGACTCTTCAGACAGCGTTACCGAAAACGTCGCGCCGGTGCCACCAGAGACGCTTGCGCTGATTGTCGGCTCGACGCGGCCAAGGCGGGCGTACCCGCTTCCTGCATTGGTTAATGTCACGCCAGTGATAGCCCCAGCCATACCCTCGTAATCGCACGGCGCTGCTGCCTCTGGGGCATCGACTGTGCCAGCTGCTCCGCTGCCGATGCAGCTGGAGAACTCCAGCCAGACAAGCCCGCGAGCTTGGTCAGAAGCAATCGCCGGCGCACTGCCAGTTGAGTTGCAATCGCACCCATCAGAGCAGCAAGGGCTGCAAGGCGCTCCCAGCATGAGCCGACTCCTAGCACTCTGCGGCAATCACTACCCAGCCGAAACCGTTATTTGATAAGCCGACCCACTGAGCGGTCGTGGCCGTGCCGATGGATACGAAGTAATTCCACGCAACCATCGTGCCGACGTTCTCAGTTGCTACGTGTGCCCCACCGTATGCAGTCACGACAGCGGAAGAGCCCTTTGCCCAATTACCCGTAGACCTTTTGGCAAGCATCATTCGCACGCCAGGGTTCGGTCCGGCAAATTCCTGGCCGCCGGCCGACCGGTTGATCTTGTTGCCCTCGACCGCACGGACCGCAGCCCCGATGCGTTTGGCGTCGTCACTGGAAAAGCCGTAGATCGACGCCATGGGGCTACTCGCTAAGAATGACGTACTGCACCGGCTGGGCCGCCGTGTGGCTGGCAGCGGTCACGCCAGCCAGCCCGATCGTGATGCTCTTGTCGAGCCGCAGCGGGCCTGCGACGTCGTTCCGCTGCAGCCTCGCGAACCCTTGCAGGTTCGTGCCGTCGTAGTGGCCGATGCGCACGTACTGCGTGCCGGCCGTAGCCGTGGCGATGTGCCTGAAGGCGGCGTAGCCGGCCGTCGTCACCGCCCCAAGTGACAGCGTTGTAACAGCTGTTCCAACCTCGACCACGCCGCCGACGGTCAGCCCCTTCGCCTGGTCGATCTGCTTCGCCTCCGAGAACCGCTCCTCGAGGTTGCCATTGGACAGGTTCAGCGAGACGGAAACTTTGATTTCGTTGGCCATGCTAGATCCTTAACTCCGCGAGTAGGTTTGCAAAGTTCTTCTGTTCGTATGGGTAGGCGTAGAGCAGATCTGGATCCTGCCCGACCGGCTTTGCCTGGCCTGTGTTGTCGAGCGGCACCGGGCTGGAGACCGGGTTGCCGGCCTTGTCCTTGATGACGACACGCTCGCCGCCGACCAGTTCGTTGAACCCAGCATCGTAGTAACCGATCCGCCACTGCTTCGGGTTGTAGGTCAGTTCTACCGTGACGCTCCACAGCTGAGTCGCGTCGTCAAAGTCGGCCGTGAACCCGGTCATGCGTAGCGTGTTCTTCGCCGCACCGAGAAAGGGAGTCTGGTTGACGGTATTGAGCCATTCATAAAAGCCCGGCAGGTTTGGGTCTGGGGCGTAGCTGTTCGTGTACTTCATCACTGCAATGGCGGTTTCTTCCTCGAGCCCGTCGACCGGATCGCTGGCCGAGTTTGTGATGGGCTTCGGATTGATGCCCTCTTCGTCCCGCGACTCGTTCGCCGGAACGGTCACCTGCGAGGAACTGATTGAGATGCGCTTCCAGGTGCTTGGCTCCTCGCCTGGTTGGTCCTCTTGGTTTGCTTCTTCGTCGACGCCTTCGTACCGCACGTCGATCTGTACGCCGCGCTCCGTTCCCTTAAACCAAGAGAACCGACGGCTGGCAACGTAGAGCTTGTACGCCCCGAACTGGAATTCGTCGTTGATCTGCGGAATCTTTGCGTTCCCGAGGCCCGGCCACGTCGCCGTGCTTTCCGCGACGTCCGTGTTT